CTGAACTGCTCCCGGATCTAAAGATATAAAGTCTGCACTTGGAGAAACGGCTGTTGCTACGTGTCTATTTGCTACAAATTGAATATCAGTAATTTGTTTAAATAACGCTACGTTTACTCCGTTATCTGCGCAACATGCTGCATTAATAGCCGTTGCAGCTTTCCACATTTCACCGTAACCGAAAACAAATGGACTTCCGCAATATCCTGCATTTTCAGATGCAAAATTAATTTCAGAAATGAAGTTATCTGATAATCCAGAATCAGTTGCACTTCTTCGTGTTCTTACTGTTTTAACATCTCCAGATACTCCCGTTTCGCCTGCACCAAAAGCACCTGCTAATAAGAATACCTGACCAGCAAGAACAGAATCCATTTTGCGGATAGCTGCATTCATCATTGCATTAAGCATTTTGCCTATGTATTGATCGTCAGCTTCGCACATTGTTGCTAAATCTGCAAGATCAATATATCTTTCTTCGTATACTCCCTTAGTAGGGTCAATTGTATAAGAATCAGATCTATTTCCATAAGGTGTAGTAGCAACGCAAACATCATCAATGTCCGTTAAAACATCGTCTGTTTTAATACGAGGAGTATATACTACTTCTACTGTTCTTAATTTACCGTTACCCGGTGAAACGCTTTGCTCTAACAAATTGCTAGTATTCAAAGGAGACATTAGAAATTGAGCTAATGAAGTTTCATTTTGTTTTAGAAACGTCGCTTTATCACAGCCAAAGAAGCCGTTTATTTGTGCTTGTAGATTTGGACAATCTACAAATGTATTAATGTAAGACATGGTTAGTTAATTTAAAATTGGAGCGCAGTATTAAAAGCCCTGCAGCAATAGGCATTAATCTCTATTAAGAGTTTACGCTTATGCACGCCTGCAACTTTTTTTAATGTCTACCGACAACTAACCTTGCGTGGTTGTATTATTGTATTCTTGCATTTGGGTGAATCTCTCTTTCACCTCCTGATGCTGATTGTTGTTTATTTCCTGTAACTGTAACAGCTTTTCTTTCGCCTTGGTTTGCATTATTTTTTTTAATGTAGCCCTCTTTATCAGCGATCATTTCAATAGCCTCCTCTAGTCCTAAGAATGTACCAACCTGTTTAGGGTTCTGCAGTCTCTTACCTTCTGAGTCCATTACTAAAATATTGTCTGACTCGTCAAACTCTACTTTTAATTTCTTGATTTCTGTATCAAGTAACAACTTATCTGCTTTTGTTAATGTATCAGACAATTTAGGAGTTACCGAGCTATACGCTTTTGTAATTGCATAGTTCGTTTTTTCACTCTTAAATTTATTTGACCATTCAACTTCTTTTTGTTCGTAAGATGTACGAATAGTTTCGTTTGCTTCCTTGTATTCTCTTGCAGTTTGATTTGCCCTCTCAAGCTTTGCATTAAGCTCTTTAATTGCTGCATCATCTGTTTGAGTAGACGCTTGTTTTAATTCTTCAATTTGAGCTTTTTGTTTATTAAAACCTAATTCAAGAATATCTTCCCATTTTTCTGCTTTACTTAACTCCTCAGATTCTAAGTTAAATAACTGTTTAGCCTTTGTCTTAAATGCTCCTGTAAACTTACCAGTAATAGAAGACTTTATTTTTTCCTCATTTGGTACCGAATCAGAGGTAACAAATTTAGTTTGAAACTGCTCTTTAAATGTGTCAATATTGTCGGCATCTAATCCGAGATACTCTAATACGTCTTTTGCTTCCATGGTTTATTTGGGTTTGGTTTATTTGTTTTGATTTGATGGCCTACCTGCTTTCTTTTTTTGCTCCTCTTGTACAGGCTCATTTTCAGCAGATAAATTAATGGTTTCATCTGCTTTTTCTAAAGCATCGTCCAAATTAGACTCCTCTTCAATAAAAACTTCCATTTTAATTTCTTCATCTACTAACGTAGTTTCTTCAATATGAATTAATGGTATTTCATCCAAATTAGATTCGTCTTCGTGATCTTGTTGCATGAAGCCCATTTGATTTAACAAATTAGTATCTTCATAAATTTTCTTGTTTACTAATCTAGGTCGACCAGTTGAAATATTTATGATTCTATAAACTTTTTCTTCTTCCATGGTTTTATTCTTTGTTTACAATGCAATATAAAAACATTAATTTAAAAACACAACCATTATAAATACCCTAATGATTTTGCTCTTTTAATCCATTTAGGAGGGACTTCGCTTGTTAAATAAGGTATAAATCCATGCTTGCAATTATAACCACCAACATAAGAAAATATAGTGTCTGAATTGGTGTTTTTATTCATACCCTGCCATGGATAACCGCAAGCACCAACATGTTTACCTCGGCCCCAATCCTGTATTTCGTCAATGTGATAATATCCTCCTAGTCTTTCATCGCAAAAACAACGCGTATCTGCTATATGCCCCCCTCTAAACTTGAAGAACTTAAAATTTAAGTCTGCAGCAATTGCCTGAGTATATTGTCTGTCAGCAACAGCAAAGGAGTCATATGCTACTCTTTTTACATATCTTGTTAAAATACCATCCGTACCTTTTACATTAGTCGTTAAGTCGGTAAGTGTTTTTAATGTTTCAGTAAAAGAACCTTCATTGACTACTCCGGAAAGTATGCTGCTTTTTATTGGATTGATTACCTCGGCCGTAATTGCATCAATACTTAATAAATCTACTGCATTTTTTTGTGATTGCTTTAATACAGCCTTATAGACTGATTTAGATTCAAAATCCTGTGATATTTTTGTGAAAAATTCATTGTTAATACTCCCTTGCGTATTAAATTCTTTTGCAAAAGTGGTTAAGTCTGAAACATATTCACTCTCATTTAGAGTGCCTTGTAAAGTGGTTCCTATCTCCTCAATAAGAGCAATATTTTTGTCATTAAACACAAAATTGCCATCCACTATATCCATTTTACCAACTAATGACTTAGCCTTATTGAGCAATTCTATTTGAGCCTTAGATGCTCCGTCGACAAGATTCGATGGGACAGACTCTAATCGCTGAATTTTATCGTCTAAAATTTCATCAAGCGTTGGCATTATCTATGATCGGACTTGTGGAGGCTGGATTTGGATTCAAGTTTTTAGCCATTTCTTTTGCCTTGTCTTGTAGTACTTTTATTTTATCAGACTCAGATTTTTCTAAGAATTTAGTATCTTCTAACATTGCATTTGTTACTATATAGTACATTGAAGTGTGCAAAATATCCTCCCATGGTGCTATGGTTCCAATTGCTTTCTTTTTAAGTATTTCATCAGATGTAAGCGTTAAAATCCTATCCGATACAGTGGCAAGGTCTAGTATTTGTTGACTATCTATACTTAATCCAAATCTAATATCCATGTACTCCTTCATTGCTTGGACAATTACAATGTCTGGCATTCCTGCAGCTTTTAGATTTGTAATTTCTTGCGTTATGTCGGTATCTCTTCTTAGTTCAAATGTTCTAGGTGGTATTACCGTAGGTACTTTAGCTTTATTTAAAAACCTCATAGTAACAATTGCATCAAGGCTCCATTCAAATAAATCAAATATCTGAGCCGAAATACCTTTTAATAACGCAAACGTTTCCTCTCTTGATATTAAATCTCCTGTTGCTGTCTCTGAACCATTGGCAGTAGTTTCAGTAATATCAAGTTTCATCATAGATGCAGCCTTTGCAATGTAATTTTCAATTTCTTCTCTTAGAAATCTTAAATTATCTGTGCTTGGCTCAACGAATCCAAGAAAAGGAGGACTCATAGCTTGTTTTGACATATCAAACCCAGTAGGCATTGGGACTTGCGTAACACCCATTACAGAGGCTTGTTTTCCAGTTCCTTTACATGAAGGGCATTTTGTTGAATGTTCTTCATGGGTAATTATTCCATCAATACACAAATTACCATCTTGATCCCTATAATTACAATCAGATACATACTCCCACTTATGAGGATATGCAACCTGTGCTTTTTTAGCATTTAAATACGAATCGTCAAGTACTGCACGGTCAAGATTCGCAACCGCTGGCATAAACTCTGATTTATAAAATACCTCTCCTTCTAACTGCATGGCTTTACCATTCAGTTTCCAAACTGGCATATATCCTAGGTCATGTTTGTAAGATAGGATTAAATTAAACTGCCAATCTACCTTTTTACCTACTTGTTCAAATCTATAAATAGAATTTTCATCGTAAAATTCAATAACTAAACCCTCTTTAACTGTTGTATTACCGAATTGAACTAATGTTTTTTCATGGCTTAAAAGAAAAGCATGCCTATCTTTGTTAAACAATAAAACCTGTTGACATTCGTAGTATTCAATATAAGGATCAATGAACTCCCTGTCATTTACTAATACAATACCATCCTTTTCTATTGTTGGTATATAATACGGTTTAACCCCTATTACTCCGTTGTTGTCGAGTTCTTTTTGATTGGTAACAATATCTCTAAAGAACGCTTCTAAGCTTCCATACAAAGGAAAATCAGTTTCTAAATACTGTTTTACCTCTTCTTCTCCATGATAATCTATTTTCCAGTTTTGGTCAACCCAGATTCTATTTAAAAGAGTCTGGAAAGCTTGCCACACTGGATATGTAATGGTTTTATAATTCTCTCTTAAATAATCGTATTCGGCATCTGTTTGATTAGGCGCTCTTTTTTTAAATAGCTCTGCGGGGAATGCTCCATCCTCTGCATGCACCCTTATTCTATCTCTTTGCTTTATTGCTAAATCATAGATAGGATTGAAAGAGCTTTCACGCTTTTCCAATCCTTTCAATAAAGGTCTAATCGACTCAAATAAGGAGAGTATTTCTTTCTCTTGCATTATTTTCCGCAGCTTCCGCAACGTGGTTTACTTGGACGAGGTGCAACTTTAATTTTTACCTTATACATAATATATCAAATTGAGTGTGTAATAAATGTAACGCTTTTCCGTAAATATCTCTATACTTGTAGCCTAGTTTATCAAGAAATTCAAATAACTCCTCTTTACTGGTACCATGATTTATTAATGCCTGCTCATTAATTTCTAGCACTAATTTAGGGGAATATTTTTTAAGGGTTTCTAATGCGCCAAATAATATTTTATACTCCATTCCTTCTGCATCAATTTTAATAAAGTCCGGAACAACTCCGTAATCTATTACATATTGATCGATTGTTGTTGTTTTTTTTTTATCGCCATCCGTAAGCGTGGCCATTCCTATATTATCGTTTGGAACCTCGACAGAATACCCTTCAACTTTGTCAGAAAATGCAATATTGTGGCATGACACTCCTTTATTCTTCATGTTATAAACCAAGCAATCATACGCTTCTGGATTTGGCTCAAAAGCCACTACATGACCTTTCCTAGTGTATGCAATTGTATGATCTCCAATAAATGCACCTATATCAAAGATTACGCTATTAAAAGGTATTTCTTTCAATATTAATGGCAGCATGTTTTGGTCGTGATCTAGTCTTCCGCTCTCCTCGACCCATTTTGAAATATGGGTATCTCTTTCAATTACGGCAAATCCTTCTTGGGTTATTTTCATGGTTGTTCTAAAGTTGTTCTAATTCTTTTCTTTCGCTTGTAGTCAATCCTGACCAAGACCAAAACTGCTTACTACGCGTAATTGGAGCCTCTTCATTAGATAAGTCTATAAATTCGTATTTTTTAGCCTCTGTACTTGATTCAATAAAAAAACCTAATGCGTTAAATTCAGAAAATGCCCTAAATGGTTGACCTACTATATATCGCTCAAGCTCCGGGAACCTTTTATTTATCTTTACCAGTGATGATTTACAATATAATTGAGGTGCGCGCCTCATGTATTCATATTTTATTTCTTTACCAAATAGCTTTTCTGTAATAGGCTTCCAACATATTGCCTCTCCTACATTTTCGTACTTATCTTTTAAAATTACAGGCTTTCCATCTTTAAAGTAATCGTCTACGTGTGCACCTTCATAAAATACAACATCTGAATCTACAAAAAGAATAAAATCTCCGTTGCAATGCTCGTGTGCCTGTAATTTAGAAACCTGTTGACCTAGGTAATCATCCTTGTATTTTTTACAAGTAACAACGCGTTCGGCAGTTAAGTTTTTCAAGTTGTCCTTTTGACTTGCTGGAATACAAACAACGATTTCATCCCATCCTTTAAGGTTTTTATGTATTGATTTCAAGCAATACTCCAACCACTTTAGGTCTTTATAATACGTTCTTATGAAAATAGATACCATTATGAAAATAAATTAATTCGTGAATATATTCTACTGTAAGCAGCCCTTGAAATATTACTTAGTGATCCTTTTAAAGATGTTTCATTTGAAAATATTCTTGCTGTTCTTTCCCATGACTCCTTATTGTATTGTAGTTCATGAACCTTGTGCTTTATTATCGGAATCCTTGTACTAAAGATGTCAATTCGTTTTAATGTACACCAATAAGGAAGTAAATAGTCCCAATGGCATTGACCCATTGCAAGCTGTGTATTAGGGAAAATATTAGCCAGTTGCTTTGTTACAAAGAATGCATCAAATCCAGATGTGAATATTTTTGCCTTGCTAATATCTTCAACATAATCAAATCTATTCAATATTAAAAGCCCTTTTCTTGATTTTTGAATTGCTCCTTCAATATCTCCATCAATTATTATATCTGAGTTAATTATCAATGCATCACCATATTCCTTTATAAATGTCATGAATGCATTAATTGACACATAAGGTTTTCCATATAAAGATTCGCAAGTTTCGTTTGTTTCAATGTAATTTATATCGTAATCAAGCTTTTCGATTTCTTCTTTTGAGTTAATAGAATAAACAGTAAATCCTTTAGCTTTCCAGCTATCTATTGCACGTTGTTGGTTATCTTTATTTTTGTGGCTAGGAGCCAATGATGTTACTGCTATCATATAGATATAAACTTTTGCTTATATAGTGTGTTAATTTTAAAATCGTGTGATTTGCCAGCACGTTTCATTACTGAGTTTATTACTGCATCATAAAGGTCCTTACAATCCTGAGTAGCTATTCCAGCTCCGTACATAGATAAGAAAAGCCTTTTTATAATTTGCTGCTTTGGCGCGCTATGATCGCAGTAAAATACTGGTCCATCTATATTGTGTTTTATTCCATTTGCACTCATTACAATTGAATGAAGTGCTTCGTCTGGTATATTTTTTTTCTTGCCCCAGAAGTTTTTAAATAAACTCCGGTCAATATTTGCGTATGCTTTGTTTAATTCTTCAAAATACCAATCAGATTCTTGGGTAAAATAAAGCATACTACTGTTCACGTCTTGATATTGCCCGGCAATTGCTCCTTCTTTAAGCCAAAAGCTTGTATTGTCTCTCAATACATCAATCCACAAACTTTTATTTTCTAAAGACTTTATAAAATTATCAATGTTTGACATGCAAACCATATCGGCATCGATGTATAAAGTTTTTTCATAAGGGGTGTATTTGTTAAGGTTGATTTTTAGCAAGCACGGGTCTGTTGGAGTCTCTATTGTTATAACTGAATCAAAAATGCTTATATCTATTCCAGTTTTACCATCTGTTACAAGGCAAATTGGAATATTTACTTTATCCTTTATCGAATAAGCTAAATTATAAGCGAATCGCCCGTAATACTTAGAACCGTATGCAACTATTAAAATCATATAGTATAAAAAAAGGGAAGGTCTTTTAACTCCTTCCCCAACCCAAACAAACCAAATTAAGAGAAGATACCTGCTGGAACATCGTACAATACTGGAATTGGATCCTGTACTGATTGATACCATTTAGCAGTAATCAAGTATCTGTCCTTGATTTTGTTTGATACATCCTCCACTAATCTAGCATTGAATGTTACTTTTTGCTGAACTACACGTAATTTTTCTTGCTCGCATAGGAACCAAAGCAAACCAGAAAAGGCCGATTGATTTAATTGAGCAATGAATAAATCATTTGTTTCGTTCACATTCATGTTAATGATTTCGTAAGTGTAATCAAAACCATCAACAATGTTTTCAGAACCACATGCAACTGGGTTTTCTCCCTCAACTGCAGCTGGTTCAGGCAGTGCGCCTTTTATATTAGTCATTAAGACTAAATTACCTGCATCAATAGCAGCTTGAACCTGTACCTCATCGGAAAAATCTGTAATGCCATGACCAGCTTTTAAGATGCCTGCAATTGAAGCTCCACCTTTAGGGTAATAACAAAGATTTTCTTCATAAGCACCTAGTTCTTCAAATGTACAATCATTGTAAGACATAAGTTTTTATTTAGAAATTATCAAGCTGTTATCATTGTCCGCTTGCTCCGACAACTTAACCCACGCATAGGTTATATTCAAAGATATGTTATTTATTTATCAACTGCAATTCTGATTGATAAAGCTGTTATTTTGCTCTGTTATTACTAATTCAACAGGTGCCAAATTACTTGAACTCCTCCATTTCGGCTGGTAATCCTCTTGGTCTACAAGATAGTACTTGCCATTAATTGTAAATTTATCATGATCGATACCAAGCATTAAAGCATTGTGTAAATACTCTGGCATTTCTTTAATAGTAAACTGATACTCTAAATCTCTCTCAGCATAAAGAATCTTTTTAGCTCCATTTGAATACCTGAATACATCGCGTTTAATTGATTTACCAGATGCTTTCCAAAGCCTTGATTCTACTCGTAGCAATTGAACAAAAGGTAAAGAACTGTATGGGAAATCTCCTGCATTCTCATTATTTGTCCATGTAATTATATTTGTACATGAATTATCCTGTACTCTCAAACAGTAACTAATATAGTCAAACAATTCGTCTGCAATTCTTATTCTATATGCTCCAAAATCAATTGCTGTCCAATCTAAAGTATAAAGAGAATACCCATTTGCTACCTGCACATCGTCATTATTAGGTAGAGAATAAACTGTATTACCTTCGCAATCTTCTATTGTATATACAGGAACATCATAAATGGCAATACCTGTTATACAACCAACTAAAACATTCCCAGCGTAACTACCTCCTGTAATAGCTAGACTTGTTTGCAGTGCTTTACCATTTATAACGTATTCACCATCTTCAATTATCTCAGGCTTGCCATCAAATGATTCAATAATAATTTTACCCTGTGTAAGTCCAGAAACAGTAATTGCAATTGCATAGTAATTACCAACAATTAGTACATCATTTTGTACTAATGAGAATCCTGCTGTACTTGTATTGTAACAGGCTTTATCTCCGGATGCAATCCACTCGTTTGCCATTAGTCTATATAATCAATAATGATATACCCTCTATTTATTGATGCACTATTATAATCTGCATCGTCAAAGTTGGCACCTGTTGTTCTAAATAAGTCTACATTTGTAGATGTTGAGCTAAATCCTCCAGATACATCGCCACTACCAAAATTATCAAAATAATCTAATGGTGTTCTTATCGATAATCCATCGTTTATAATTAAAACGCGTATACCAACAATCTTCAAATATGAAAGACCATGAGGAATATTTACGATACCCGTAGAAACCATATTCCAGAATCCGATTTCAATTATCTTCTGCTTGGCCATTGGCACAAATTCAAAATCGAAATCAGAACCGCTTACTTTTCTGAGAATCTCTCCTGTTGCTCCTGATGCTAATGTATCGTTTATTGTGTCAATTGCAGCATCAATCTTTGATTGTACTACATCGAATTGGTCCGCTGAATCTAAATTATCAAGTAATGCCATGTTTTTATGGTTGAATGTCTCCTAATGTACAGTTATAAAGTTGTCCTAATAAAATTCCATCATTTATGAAATCTTGTATTGTTGATCCTTTGTAATCTAAACAAACAATATTTGTATAGATGCAAAAAGATGCGCTGCTTTCATTTCCATCAATATCTTTTACAGTTACAAAATAACACCCATCACATAATCCTGTTATTGTATTCGTACCACTGTAAGTTCCTCCGTTAAAACTAAATTCAACCCCTGTATCAGATGTAACTTCTGCCTCTCCATCACAAATCCCTGTACTAGATTCGTTTATTGTTACAATACTAATTGAAGGAAGCTGAACAATAAGCCAAGAGTCTAAACCTCCTGTAAAACTTCCATCTACTACCCTGTTTGTACTTCTTAATACAAACTGAGTAGAATCTGTTTGCTCTACTAACTGACAAAAGTTTTGACCGCTGCAATCGCAAGACTCTTGCCCTTCCTGATAGAATGTAATCGGCTGATTTTCAATTATTACGATTCCCATTTCCTAATTAGTTTAAAAGATGTAAGTCCTGACCTAGGAGTATAAGCAACATCTAGTATGTATCCTTTGTAATTACCTAAATCACCACTTACTTCTATATAATCGTATGGATTTGATCGTAATAGTTTAAATTCTTGCAATGATATAGGGTATTCAAATTCTATTAACTCAGGTATATAAAGCGGTGTTTCATCTACATTAGCACTATCCCACTGTATGTCTTGTTGACCTGATAAATCTTGATTATTATAATCTCCGCTTGTATTAGAACTTTCTGCCGTTATTGTTTTATAATTACCTTCGCCCGATGTAAATTTAATTAATCTACCGACATTTTTTACTAAAGATGGAGAAACTAATGAAATATTACGAATAAAATTTCTTACAACTGCCCATCTTAGATTGTAAACAGATGGTGGGTCAATTATATTTTCAATATTGCTAAAGTTTTCATCTTTCTCGGCTATATCTAAAGAGTCAGGTACTCCGTCTTCATCTACTGACCTATTCAGAGCTATCATGAACAAATTAACATCGTAATCCGTGTCCTCTGTTGCTGATTCGCTGTATTTATCCCTTCTTAATTGCTCAAGAAGGTATGCACTTGCTATGCCTTTAGACTGTAACTCCAATGAATCTGGTATTGTTTTTAATCCATTAGTGTACTGACTCTTTGAACAATATTCATCTAGGCCATTGAGCCCATTTGTTTGCCAATTTTCAAAACCTACTTCAATATTGTTAAAGTATAACTCTCTATATACTGATAACTTTATATTGGGAACATTTTCTAATGAAATGCTACTATTTTGGGAGTAAAAGTACTTTTTCTGTTCAATTATTACCTTGTACCCTTCATCAATATAATCAAATCCTACGCCTATATTGTCAACTGGATTGAACGCGTCAAATATATCATCAAAAGAGAACTTAGGCGTTCTTGCGTTATCTCCGGTTGTTGGATATTGTCTAATTCTAAATCCATCCATAACCATTGCAAAAGAGCCTGTACCATTTTCAGGTTCAGCATAAGGAGTTGCATTTACTCTTCCGTAATAAGTAGATCTTAACGGGTCCTCAACATTTAAAATACTCTGTAATGTCCTTGCGAACGATTCGTAAATTAAAGTGCCTTTTGCTTGGCTATCGGCCACGGTACTTAAACTTTTCATCTTAACATTGAATGTATCGAACTGAGTTAGTAAAAGCCATGGTTTAGGGTCTGCTGAATCTATCGTAACATTAGGAATTACTATTGAACAATAAATGGCATATCCGTTTGGCACCGTTAAAGTATCTGTAAGCGAACCATCTAATGCTACGAATGTAAAATAATTGTAAAATGTATGTAATACCGGAGCCACTACAGTATACAATACTGATGCATCATAAGTTGCGCCAACTCTTATTTGCACAGAAACAGACCTATCAATAAAAGATGCCAAATTATTATTACCTGATACCGATATTCCTCCTTCACATAATACTTCAATATCTACTGATTGTGTTTTTCCAGTTATATTTAACCAAATTGGTTCAAATGTATTGGTATCTGCTGTTCCGTGCATGAATGGTAAACTAGGATTGTTTACCGCGCTATATCCTTCACTAGATTCAACAAACAAAGGGGTTTCAAAATAAATTGTGTCAGTGCCTCCCGGATCTAAAGAAGCACCATCACTATCATTTATAATATTAAACTCAGCATTAAAAACAAGTGCTTTACTGTGCAAAGTAATATCACTGTCTGTTGTTATATTAGTGAATGTCCCTCCATCTATTGTGTCGGTGCCGAACATATCAACCTTAGTTGCTGATCGTGCTAAGAATGTTTGATTTAAAGATTGCTCTATTATTTTAACGCTTGTTTCTTGTTTAGTTTTAAAGTACTCCTTTAAATCAAGTTGACCGGTAAAGAACTCTTCAAATAAACAATCAGTGGTAAATCCTCCGTTATTATAATCGTCGCTATAATCTTCTGTATAATCACCATTAATAATAAAAGGTACACAATCGCAACTGTCTTCTATTAATACGGTAATAGTTGCATCTATTCCTTGCTCTTCGTAAATCTTGTCAATATACTCCTTACCTGCATTACAAACGAATATTAGTGCGAATGTACGCGCGTAATTAATACCGTGGTATTTCGGTGATCGAGTAAGCGAAAATCTTCCAGAATCCCATCCTTTTGGATCAGTTGGAAGAACAAATGCTCCTTCTATTTCATTATCAAGCGTAAATCTTAGCATTATACTAAACCTTTATTTGTAGAACGCCTTAAAATTGCATCCGCTAATTCATCGACATTTTTAATCCCAACCTTAGAGTTCCTTGCTGTTAATCTTTCAAGGTGGTCTAAATTATATGCTTCTCTTGATCGTTCTGTAGTTTCCTCCTTCAATCTTCTTTGCCTTTCAAGTTTTTTAATCGCTGGAATTACCCATGATTCATTCACATGCTTATCAAGTGTGCCGTTTCTTATAGCCCATAAAGTAGAACCATGCTCCCTTGTTTCCTTTGCAGTCATTACGGACTCATTTTTAGAAAGCATTGCAGGTATAGAGTCACTTGTTTCTGTACCTCTTCCATTAAGACCAATAACCCCTTTTGCATATTTAGGAATTGGCCTAGATGCTACAATTCCAGCCTGTATTGCTCCTGTTGCAACAGCTAAAGCAATTAAGAAAGGATTACCACCTGTTTTAGCAATAGCAACAGCCGTTGCAATAGCAATATCAAATAATGCTTTATTCTTTTCATTCTGCGCTTGCTGTCTTTTTATCTCTCTTTCCTTACGCGCTTGTTGGTCGTTTAATCTCGCAACTATTGCATTATATTTGGCCTTGGAAATAACTCCACTATCTAATTCGCTCTTTAGTATTTGTATTTTTTGGTCAGTAACTGTTTTACTTTCTGTTAATTCATCACTTAATTGCTGTTGTTTTCTGTTGTGAACCTCGTCTGCAATGTCCATTCCTGATTGTAATGCGGCATTTGTAGCAAGTTTTATTTTTTCTATTGCGCTTAGTTCATCTTTTAATCTTAATTCTCTAAGTTCTTTTCTTCTTTGGTCATTCTCGTATTCAAGTTTAAGTATTTTATCTCCTGCAGCTTTATGTATCGCAATTCTATTGTCCTCTGCTTTTATTTCATCTTCAAGATTTTTTATTTTTAAATCCTTTTCTGAAATATCATTACCTTTTGCATCTTTTAGTTTAGCATTAGCATACATTCTCTCCTGTATTTGCTGGTCAATTGCAGCATCATCAGCATCACGTTGTTCTTTTCTAAACTTTGCCTTGGCATCAAGTTCTTTTTGATTAATGTCATTAAGGTCTTTTTCAAGTGCAGCCCAAAGTTTATTGTATAGCTCAGAATTTAATTTAATCTCCTCTCCAATGTTCTTTTCTGAATCCTGTATAGTTCTATCGAAGTTTTCTTTCTTTGCAGCACGTTCTCTGTCATATTCATCCGATATTAACGAAATATTGAAATCATTATATGCTCTTCTTTCTTGCTCAAGGTCTGCAAGTCGTTTTAACTCCTCGGCATCTCTTTTCTTTTGATTCTCTGCTGCTTTCTTGTCTGCTTTTTCTTTGTCCGATGCTGCTTTCTCTGCATCAGTTGCTATTTTTTTATCAATGTCTTTTATTTTGGAGGCGTAATCATCTTTTAAAGTAGTACGAAGCTTTAAATCATACTCATACTGGTATATTTGCTTTTCACTATCTTTAATTGATTGCTCAATTGCCCTTCTTTCGTCACCTGTTGAATTAGTTGGATTTAAGTTTTGATAAGATTTTCTTCTTGCCTCAAGAACAACTTTTTCCAATGCTAAATATTTTTCTGCATGCGTAGCAAGTTTCTCGTTTAATGCCTCCTCTTTCTCATAAACGCTTTTTGCTGCAAGCTCTCTACTTTTATAGCTATCTTCAATACGAGAAATTTCTGTGTCATTTGCTATTTTATTTGCATCAAGTTTTTTTTGTATTCTAACAGCCTGTACCTTTTCAAGTTTTTGCTCATAAGATTCTACTAAGTTAGTTGCAGCTTCTAAAGTTTTACCAAATATGCTTAATACTCCTGCAAATATTCCTTCTGTATTACCACCAAGCGTATTTAAGAAAGTGTCCCACGTATCACCAAGGTTTGATATTTTACCACCAAGCGTTTCGGATATTGCAGCCATTGAGCCACTTACTCCTTCAAGGTCGCCTAATGATGTAATGTAATTTCTTATCGAATCGTTTGTAAAGTCGGTTTGTGTTTTAACCCCTTTAAATGTAAACGTAACCTTATCCCCTGCCTTTTCTGCGCGTATGCCAAATTCTTTAAGCCTTTCAAACTCGCCTGTTTGTGCATCGATAACCGCCTCAGTCAATTGATCGAATCCTTTACCAGTACTAGATGCTAAATCTCCTAGCTGCCTTAATTGCTCAACTGTTGGCTTAAATCCTTGGTTTGCTAGCTTTACATACGACTGAGTAAGTTCTTGTACCGAGAAAGGTGTTACGGCGGCAAAGTTTTTAATATCCGACAATGCTTTTTGAGCAAGTGAGTTACTACCGAGTGTATTAGTAAGTACAGCCTCTAATTTTTGGAACTCTGAACGAACACTAAAAATAGAACCAACAAAACCAGCAATTTTATCTACTGCAAAAAATGCAATTAATGCTGTTGATGCAAAACTAATGGCCTTAGTAAATCCGCTTGACCCCTTACTTGCTTTTGCTGTTGCCTGTTCTTGCTTTCTTAGTTTTTCGGCTGCTTTATCAGCTTCTTTTGCAAGTTTAGCCTCTTCTTTTGCTAGTTTTTCAGTTGCTTTTAACGCTTCTTTCTCCTCTTTTGCTAATCGCTTTATTTCTTCAACAAGTTCACGCTCTGACTTGGTAGTTTTGTCTGTCTTATCGCCAAGGCCTTTTATTTCATCACCAAAATCTTGAATAGGCTTTTTATTGGTAGTTGCTTTAACAACATCTCCCAATCCTTTCATTGAGTTTTTAGCCTTATCTATATTTGCAGCAGAGTTTGACCCAAAAGAGGCCATGTCTTTTTCAAGAGCTCTAATCTGTGCTTGAAATTCTGCCGATTCGGCTTCAAACTTAATTATTTCAGTCTCCATCAGGTATAGTTGATTTTTTTTGAGCTTCTATTTTGTCCTTAATAACCGAAAGCCTAATTAGGTATTCGTTTAGTGTTAATGACTTCACTCTGTCAACTGTTTCGCCTGTTTCTCCTGCTATGTATATGTACTCTTTTTCTTCTTCTTCACTTAGCTTTGCAAGCTGTGCCCTGTGAGATAAGTCTTTAGGTGTGTCTCGTGTGCTTTCATCCTCGCTATCGATTGCTCCATATATTCGGTCCAATCGTCTTCCGATTTTTTTAAATATGGAATAAGTGTGATCAATCCCATCTTGTAAAAAAAATCGTATAGCCCTCCCTCGCTATCCTTGGTGAACTGCTCTATTTTTTGCTTATGTATTTGCAAATCAACAAGGGCAGGGTTTTCATCTTCTCTAATGTATTTCAATGCTAAAATATCAAAAAACAAATCAATGTCAATCAATATCTCCTTTCTTAATGCCATTTCCTCAATAAGAAAACCAATACGGCTAATGTCTGGATTCTTTCCGCGACCTAATGCCTTACGCATTGCATCAAAAAACAAATCTAGTGTTTCCTCAGAAAGTCCAGAATTAACGCGTATTAAACGCTTTTGTAACTCCTTTGATCTCTTTACTGGATAATCAAAATCGTTTTTTGGTACATAATAAATATTACCATCTGAATCGACAAATGCTTTTTGCATTAATTCAAATCCTGATCGTTTAGGCTGGTCTTTGTAGTAATGCTTCAAAAACCACGGCTTTATCATTTTGTATATTATATTCATTCTCCTTCTAGGGTGTTATATATGTACGCATTAAAGCTTATCGACATTACGCAACACACCACTAATTCGGAAATTCCGAACTTATCGCCTAGTGCATTAATAATTAATATGTAAGATACAGTTCCCCAAATTGAGGCCATGCAGTATATGCACCCAAATAAAGGTTTGTGAAAAATGCCGAAATGTTTTTTACTGAACGCTGAAAGCTTTTCAAATATCATTCCATCTGCTCCGGATAAGTAAACACCGTAACAGAACATCGACATAGCAAATGATTTCAATATAATATCTAACATTATACTGTGATTACGTAGGTATCAAAATTTTTCAATTGATTGTCTTCAAATACTCTCTTAAACAATAAAGTTAGGCAGGTATACACGTCCACATTAATTATAAAACTTTCTGGTTCTTCAATTGGTGCTCCTTTTTCAGTGATCCAAAGGGTGTAATAAAAATTTTCAGTATAAAAGTCTGGATATGGCTTTTTCATATCTATTACTACAAGACCGTTTACATCACTTGTTACATCTTGAGATGTCGTGTAACCAGTTGCATGATTCTCAATGTAAACAGTCACCTCAGTATTAGCTCCTATTACACCAACAGTAAGCAGGTCAACACATGTTGGAATTGCTTTTGCTTCTATACAATCAATACATACTTTCATAGCTTCAATTTACTACTTTTTATTTAATTTCATATTCCTATAAATCCAATCTCTCAAAAATGAGTGAATAAAATATCTTTTGCAATCTCCTAAATCTGCCTGTTGAGATACATCTTTTCTGTTTTTCTTGATTATTCCACCGAAAGAGTCACATTGAATCAATTTCATATCTCTTACTAAGCCTTGGCATTTGTCAGGATTTATTTTTACATCGTCAAAATTAGCAAGAACATAATTACATTCAACGCGACTATTTTCATGTGTAGGGTTTGGGAGTACTCTTAATTGTTTAGGCGAAAGACCTAATCCCCTTTGTAATTGTAAATATAAAGATGCGTTATCCCTTTGGCTAATCTCTCCTCTATTACCCATTGCATCACCTGTCAAGAAACAAGTGCTTAGTTTTTTAGAGTATCTATTTTTAATCTGGTCAATCATTTCTGGGACCGATCCATGCGATATACTCATTTCGTCAAATATGTGCAAATGCTCCTTTTTACCATCATTCCAAATGTGGCCAAATATACAACCGAAAGGATTTAAGTTAAAATCTATTGAAATGTACAATTGTTTCTTCTCGTCGTAGACAGCCTCCTTCGATACATGCTTGGCAGGGTCGAACGCGTAAAAGAATGGATTATCGGCTGTTGCTTCAACAAAGTCCCCGTAAATCTCCTGTTGAACCATTGATTCACTCATGGCACCAATCTCTTTTGCCAGATCGTCAATATCGCTTTTACCTAGCAATGGGTTATCATACGATGAGTACTTATGAATCTTATACGTTGGATCGTCTGTCTTTTTGCAAATAGAATAAAACGGGTGTTCGGTCCCATCTCTTAATATTTTACCCTTTGGAACTCCTGCAGCAATGAGCCTTGAGTTTGGGTAATCCATAAGCATTGGCAAAACTGCATTGGTCCACAAATAGCGATTCTTTAAAATAATACCTGCCTCATTAAGGAAAATAAGCATGTACCCGAAACCCTCCCAGTTCTCAGGATTATCCGCGCTACGAAAATCTACTACTGAATTACCTATCTTTAATTTTTTAACAGCCTTATCAAATGAAAACTCAATTTCGTTTTTCTTTAGTTCTGGCAAAAAATAACGCTCAAAGTAACGGTCAATATTCCCGTGAATTGTATCTCCCCAAAGAATAGGACTTATTCCTTCTAAGCACCATTCAATAATTGCATTGGCAGCGCCTTTTGTTGCACCGAAACGCCTACCTTTTTGCACACCCTTAAAACGAACACCATCGGGCCATTCAAAAAATATCTCTAATTGAGGTTGAGTATATCTTAATTCTATCTCCTTAATCATTGACTTTTGCCTATTTTATAAGAATAGTTATATACTTGTATGTATAAAGCCTCGTAAATTTTGTACTGATTATTAAATTAATCCTATTACTTTTCCTCTTGTTCTCCTATAATCCTTCTTGTTACAATTAATTGTGTAATTTGTTGTTTTTGGTGATTATGGTCTGCAAAAAAACCTATATGCTTGGCAATCATTTCAGTAGCCTTATTTGCTCCACTAGCATCGAATTTATACTCTCCAGATTCTACCCAATTTTGCCCATTATGTATTAAAACTGGTTCTGCTTGCAAGCATCTATCAGATATATCCTTAAACCTATTTAATACCCAATCTTGGTCTAGTTTAGTCCTTTCGTTTCTTTCTTTCTTCAAAAGGTCTATTTTATTGGTAACCTTAGCATAACTAAGCAGTCTTGAGCCTTGAACATCTGCATGATCTGGGGTATATCCTGACCTTATAGCTGCTTGAGTTGCATTTAAGTCAATAAGATACTCATAGCAAAATTTTTCTTGTTTTTGGGTTAATTCCCCGTCTGATGTTTCCTTTCCTTCTATCATATATTATAAATATACATAATTAATACTATAGGTGATATAGTATATGTGATATTACATCAATAGTCCATCCATTCCCAAGCATCTTATAACGTTGCGTGTCACTTACACCGCAAGTATAACCATCAGGAACTGTTTGCAACCTTTCGCATTCTGTAGGCGTAAGTCTTCTTATCCTATTTGTTCCTAGCAAAGTCATTCCATTTGCTTGTGATCCTTTATAGCTTGTAGAAAGAAAAGCGTTTGCTTTTTCATCTTCGTTTTTATGATTTGCTTTTTGTCTTTCGGTAAGCATTAACAAATTATCTTTATTTGTAGCAGTTGTTAATGTTCCCATTTTCTCATAATCAATTCCACTTATTTCTTTTGCTTGAAATGGAGTATAATCCTTCCCATTTTTCATGCTTTCTTTTCGTAATGCTTTAGCTTCATCAGTCCTTCCAAATTTTACTGCCCCAACTAATTCAATAGCATTTGTGCTTCCAGTATCTAAGCAATATGTTTTACCATCAGATCGAGAAAGTGGACCAGTACCTCCTTTCCCAGTTTTCGAACTTCGTGGCATTGTGTTATGTACTATCAAATCCATATCTGAATGGTCCCCTCCGGAGGTCCCTCCGGATGTAAAGCAACTAGCTTTATCCTGATTATTTTTAATATTTCCCTTTTTGTCTATTTTTAAAATATGTTCATTTATCTGCACCAAATCGTCAATACCTTTGCCTCCACATTTTAGCGCATTCATTTTTTCATCTGTATTCTTAATTACAGCACCAAATCCAAATCCTTTTTCTTTTTGCTTATGCTTATGCTTAATTATTCCATCTACAGCTTTATCACTCAAAAAATACTTTTCGTCAACTTCTTTTTCAATAATATTTTTCAACAATATACCTTTGTCTTTTGGTTGTAGTATTACACTTTGTAAATCACCAAACAATCCCATTGGTAACATACCGATATTTGTCCAGTATATGCGCTTTCTATTTTGAGCTGAAACAAGAGAACTATTAATGTGAATTCCATTTACTCCAATTGCTTTACTCAATACACGTTCCCACTTTTCACCCATTTCAACATTTTCAAGAAGAAATTTTATTTC